TGCCCGAGGCGCCGAGCCGTTCGGCCAATACGTAGGCCGCAAACGGCAACAGCAACATGAACACCACATGCGTTGCCGGGTCATCCCAGCCCCGGGCAATCATCCAGGCGCGCAGGCGGCCGACCAGCCAACTCAGCGCCACCCCCACCGCCAGGCCGCCCAAGGCCACCAGGACAAAGGTCAGGCTGGCATCGGCCAACGAGAACACACCGGTCAACGCGGCCGCCAAGGCGAACTTGAAGGTCACCAGGCCCGAGGCGTCATTCATCAACGCTTCGCCCTGAAGCATATGCATCAGCGGCGTCGGCAAGCGGTTCTGGGCAATTGCCGACACGGCCACGGCATCTGTCGGCGACAACACGGCCGCGAGGGCGAAGGCCACCGGCAGCGGGATCGTCGGCAATAGCCAATGAATGAAGTAGCCAGCACCGACCACGGTGAACAGCACCAACCCGACGGCGAGTGTCAGGATCGGCCCACGCAGGCGCCACAATTCGCGCTTGGGCATGCGCCAGCCATCGGAGAACAGCAGCGGTGGCAGGAACAGAAACAGGAACAGCTCCGGGTCCAGCGCCACATGCAGCCCCAGTGTGGGCCAGGCCAGCAAGGCGCCGGCGGCAATCTGCACCAGGGGTAACGGCAGGGGGATGACACGTCCGACCAGACGCGAAACGCTGACCAGCATCAGCAGGATAAGAACGGTGTAGGCGGTTTGCATAACGCGGGTTTCCCGGACGATCGGCTTGCAACGACACACATCAGGCAACAACTGGCCGTTGAAGTGCCATATTACCCGGCTATCTTACCGGCCTATGCTGCGCGCTGGCTTTTGCACAAAAGTCGCACGCTGCTGACGAGCGGCACCCAAAATCTCTGGGCGTGGCATAATCCGTGACCTTTCATTTTCATTGGCACTTGCATCAGTAAAGCAGGGGGGGCAATTCCTTGACCGCTTCAAGCAAAACGTTGCACCTTTTCGGCATCAAAGCCTGAAACGCCGCATAAAAACCAATATTAAGTATACAAATCAATAAGTTACGCAAAAAAAATAAGAGCGATTTGCTCACATTGATCACTGTTTCAAACTCAATAAACATTGCCCCAAACAGCTGTATTTTGGGGAAGAATCGACGACTCATTCTCCTTCCGCCATACCAAGCCTAACGATGGGCACTATCGCCAACGTCTTTTTTGCCGGCGTATAAACGTGAAACAGGCCCCCTTACGCAACGACGCAGCGCATTTCAAAACGCGGGCATATCGTTCAGCAGAAGGGTTGGCAATAGGCTTCCTTCATTTTTGCCCCGACGCATGCGGATTGCATGAGGAAAAGCCCAGCACTAAGCCCCCCTCTCTCTGCATAGGCATAACAGATCAACCGCGTGATCAATCCTTCGTCACCGGAACCGGTGGGCTGATGCGGTCACGACAGCTTAGGCTGATCGCTTTGGATTACTATGAATGTCACTGGTCGCTTGACCTCTTTTCACGAATGGTTTTCCACCAGAACACGCTGAATTTTTATTGACTTATTATTTTTTTCTTTTTTCTGCAAAAAAATTCATCGAATTTTCGATGTTTGGCTATTGTCTATTGGGCGTGGACTTAGCAGAATCAGCAACATTCAAATCAAAGCCCACGCATCGTGGGCTTTTTCGCAGCCAAAAGTATGCAAAGACATATGCAGGCAGGGATCTCTGGAGGCGGACATGCAACAGCACATGCAAGACAAGAAATCATCACGTGTAGAGCTTCTACAAGCGATTTTTGGGCAGGCAGTGCCGGTTGCACCCGCTCCGGCTGAGCCGCAGCAAATGCTTCAAGGTTTTGAGATCTACACCGGTCTTGACTATTCTCTGAAAACCGCCGTCACCACAAATACTATAAGCGTACGGAATGCCTAACTGGACCGATGTACTCACTGAGATTGCTGCTGAATCACAGAATCATGGAGAGATGGCGACGGATTTTGTCCGTCGCAAGTACCTCGCAAAACTGTCAGCGCACACTGGCCGGAATACCATTGCCTACTACTCCGGCTGGTTGACCTCCACACCTAACAACCCGCAACTCTACGTTAATGACAGCGATAAAAACGCTTTCATGACGGTAGTTCATGGGTGCGAGTTTAAGAAGGGTTTGGACCTTATCCTACATACGCCCGGAGGCGATATTGCAGCTGCAGAATCGCTCGTCGACTACCTGCATCAGCTGTTCGGATCCGACATTCGTGTGATTGTCCCGCAGTTGGCTATGTCTGCCGGCACAATGATTGCGTGCGCGGCGAAAGTGATCGTTATGGGTAAGCAATCCAGCCTCGGACCAATCGATCCTCAGCTACAGAACGTGCCAGCAATTGGCGTGCTCGCCGAGCTCGACAAAGCTGCAGCAGATATTAAGGATGACCCCTCCAAGCTTGAACTTTGGAGAGTGATCATCAACAAGTACCATCCGACACTTGTCGTGAGCTGCGAACAGGCAATCAAATGGGCAAAGGAATTTGTCGAAACCTCCCTCAAGACAGTCATGTTCAACGGTGAGCCTGATTTCGAGCAGCGAGCTAAATCTGTCGTTGAGTTTTTGAGCGATTTTGATGCGACCCGCCACCACACCCGCCATATCAATATCAACCGATGCAAAGAAATTGGTCTGAACATTTTACAAATGGAAGACGATGACGAACTGCAGGATCTAATCCTCACCGTTCATCATTGCTATATCAATGCGATGGATACCGGCCGAGTCGCCAAAGTTGTTGAGAACGATCGTGGCATCGCCCATGTGCGCATGAATCTGAGCTAATTCCTGTCAAAGCCTCGCCCTCGCGAGGCTTTGTCTTTATCCCTGCAACTAAAACAACCCACCTAGCTCTGCAGGCACCCAGTTCATGATCACCAACTCTCCACTCACCTCGGCTTTCCCCTGCCGCTGATTCGCCGTGCTGTACCGGATGTCCACTGTCTCAAAGTGAAACCCCTTAAACACGTGCCGGATGTCAGGGTGATCATTGATGCTGACCATCACCTTGCCCTCGCAGCGCCTCATGAATTCGGCCATCCGCTCATAGTTTTCAAAGGGAAAATCCACGCCATAGCCGGCGGTCTGCCAGTAAGGCGGATCCATGTAGTGGAAGGTATGCGCGCGATCATAGCGCTCAGCGCAGTCAAGCCAGGGGAGGTTTTCGACGTAAGTGCCGGACAACCGCTGCCATGCTGCAGACAGGTTCTCCTCGATCCGCAACAGGTTGATGGCCGGGCCAGTAGTTGCGGTACCAAACGTCTGTCCTGTCACCTTGCCGGCAAAGGCATGGTGCTGCAGGTAGAAAAAACGAGCAGCGCGTTGGATGTCTGTGAGTGTTTCAGGGCGGGCCATCTTCTGCCACTCGAACACCTGCCGCGAGCTGAGCGCCCATTTGAACTGGCGCACGAATTCTTCCAGATGATTCTGCACAACGCGGTACAGCGTCACCAGGTCGCCGTTGATGTCGTTGAGAACTTCAACCGGCGCGGCCTGTGGTCGCATGAAGTAGAGCGCGGCGCCGCCGGCAAAGACTTCAACGTAACATTCGTGGGGTGGGAAGAGCGGTATAAGGCGATCGGCCAGGCGGCGTTTGCCGCCCATCCAAGGGATGATGGGTGTGGACATATAAAAGCAAGACCTTTGCTGTATGAATAAACAGTGCTAGGCTCATTTCGCTTTGTGCACGAAGCAGGAGCCTTGGCTGGACTTGCAGGGGAACTCTGCGGGAAAGGTGGCCGGGTTGGATGTTGGCGCATCCTGCCCGACCGCTCCTTTCATTTAGATGTAGAGACTTCTTTTGCGTAGGCCTGACAGGCCCTCAGGGCGATTAATCCTTGGTCGCCGGCGTCGGTGATGCCGATAATTCGTTGAGCATGCGCTGGGTCAAGTTGGGCTCTACGGGCTGCATGAACCACGCCGACGGCGCCGGGGGTGGCAGGCATGTCGCAGCCACTGGCTGAATCCGTGGCGTCGAGAAGGACTGACAGCCGCACATCAGCAGTGGCAAGGCGATCACGCAGAGAAGCCTGGTTACGTTGGGCATCGGAAAGTTCTCGGCTGTGTTGTAGGTCAGCGGCAGAAAGCCGCTGTTCGATAGCCAGGCGCTTATTCTGCTCGGCCTGGACTTGGGCGGTGGCGGCATTGCCGATAGATGACAGATCCGCCTGGTGCAGTTGGGCTTGATTGGCCAATTTCCCGTCGTAACGCCACGTCTGAACCTGCCAAGCGGATCCGAAGGCAACGCCCATCGCCACCAGCAGGATTGCCAGCTTCTGAAAAATAGTCATCACTATTCCTCCCAGTCAGGCAGATCAACAGTCTGGCCCGCCAGTTCGTGCGTGCAGTCGTCCAGGAACTGAATGCGCCCATCGGTCACGAACGAATGGCAAACCCGTGGGCCGTCCGACCAGGTATATCGGACCAATATCGACGGCGTGAACGTGGGCGCATTGACGTTGCCGTTCCAACCCCAGCGCGGACCAGCGCCTGCACCATGGGAAATACCGTGGGCCATGCCACAACCTGGGCATTCAAAGAAGAGACTGTCGTCCTTGGCCTTGGCCAGCACCCGCGACAATCTGGTGAAGCCGGTACCGCTCATGCCAGCACCTTCAGCGCCCTGTCGTACAGCGCCTGGCGATCATCCAGACCGGTGAGCCCACCATTAATGCGGCGTGTGATCTTCACGAAGTCACCGCGATCGGCCAGGACATTCAGTCCACGCGTCGACCAGAACCACGCAGCCGACATGGCGGCGTGCTGTGGCACTTCGAGGAAGTCGGGGTGATTGATCAGATCCAAGCCCAACGCCTCACCGCATGCCGTGTAGTTTGCCCGGCCAGTGATCTGGATCAGGCCACGCCCAAGGTATCTGGAGCCGTCGCCCTTCACGGTGTTGCCCAGATCGGCGCGACCTTCATAACCGGCCTGCTGCGCCGTCGGTCCCCAGATCTCACGCACGTAGCGCAACTGGCCCGACTCGTGACCGACCTGGGCAATGAACGCTGCGATCCGCGCCGGGGTATCGATCGAGTACTGGCTCATGGCAGCGTTAAGCCCGAGGACAAAAACACCAGCTCGCGAGCCGGCTCGGGGAAGTATCTGCAGCAACTGCTGCTCGGTAATCGGCATACTTTTCTCCAGGCGTAAAAAAACCCGCACTTGGCGGGTTGGAAGAAACTGCGGGAATGTACGGGCGGCTATGAGAGGTAGCCCCCGGCGGCTTCTGCATCGTCGGCCAGGATATTGGCCACTAGCAAGTCAGTACGATCGGTCAAGTTCCACAACGATGGACGCCCAATGTAGACGTCGGAGGCATAGGTGGTGATAAAGCTGCTGCCTGCGCGGCCAATGCACGGGGCGGTAGCAGGAACCACGATGGTAGCGTCACTGTACGCACCACTCCCGCTCGCGATCTTGACCCCGTCCGAATACACATTGACGGTGTACGTGTGTGCAACATCATTCACCGACCACTCAACAGCGAGCTGGTGCAAGTTGCCGTCCAATATCGCAGCCAGGGCAGCACCTGAAATATCAAGTCCGCCGGCGGAGCTCGAGGAGATCGGGAAGATGACAGAGGCTTTAGCGATCGTGCCCGCCGAGTTAGTCAACGTGATCCCCCATTGCGCCGTCGTCGTGGTGTTATTGAGAACGCCGATTAGGGAGTACGTCGAGCCGGATGCGGCCCAACCGGACGCCGGTGCTTTCAGCCAGGCGATCGACAGAAACCGCCGGCAAGTGGACGGCAGCAAAAAGCTGTTGGGCAAGTTGAGCTTTGGACTGGTCACCGAGCTGGGAATGCCCAGGAGTCCTTGCGTCACCGCACCCAACGCGGTGGCAGCAGTCGCCACAGCACGATCATTGGTGAGGCTGAGCATCTGTGCACCGGCGGCGACGGCACCGCTGCCGGTGTAGCAATCGCCGTTGCTGAAATCAAGCATGGCTAAAGTAGCGCCACGCACGATGGCGTCGTCCAGCTCAATGTACGGGATCAAGTTGTTTGGGTCGTAGAACGCGGCGTCTGAAAGGATTTGGGTGGTCATGTTTCAGTATCCCTTACGATTGATGATGGCAGCTGCAGCCGCCCGGATGTACGCGTGCCCCGTTGCCGGCAACCAATGCAGGCCGTCGGACGTCAGCGATGGAGGGACACGACCATCGGCCACAGCGTCGACGTCGGCGGTGAGGCTGGTGTCCGGGTGACGCATGAGCACCTGGCGCGACACCACCACGTACTCGCCAAACAGCTCTTGCGCGTAACGCTCCAGTTCCACGATGGCCGCATACTTGGCCGGTCCCGAGACGATACCTTCGCCCGACATGTTCGGCGGTGTGACCATGACGCACCGCTTGTTGAGCGTGCGCTGCCAGTTCCTCACCGCTAGCCAGTCGCGCTTGACGGTCGCTGTGTCTTGGAAGTTGTTGCGCCCCATGGCGATCAGCAACGTGTCGTACTCATGCCCAGCCGCCCAGGCCGACTCAGTAGGCACACCCACCTCAACAGGCAGATCTGCAGAGAGCTGCCCTGCGTCCGGCGTGAATACCAATGCCGTGGGTACCTCGCCGGTGAACGTTGCGCTGGAGAAGGTGCCCAGTACGCCAGACACGCGGGCACGCCAGGTCGGACCAGTACCCTGTGACGATATCGGCCAGACGGTGACAAGGGTCACCCCGTCCGGGGCGAGCATCTGAGAAGCCGATACAGTCGTTGCGCCCGATGCCAGAATCTTGTTGTTCTGGAGGGTCAGCAGGAACGGTAACGCGCCGAGGCGCCCGGCCTGCTGAGAGGACGTCTGCCCTCCGACAGCCAGGTTTGTCAGGGTACGACTCTGATCCGTCAGCGCCGGAATCAAAGTGCGTACCCATGAATCAGCGTAGGCAGACAACGAGTCGCCGGCGACAATCAGGTTTTTGTTTGGGGTGAGCATTTGGTTGATGCTGTCCAGCTTCGCAGCGAACGCGGCACCATCACCAAGCGCGTCCAACTCGCGCAGGATGTCACGGCCCCACACTTTGAATCGGCCCGTTCTGGTCAGTGTCAACGGCGCTTTGCCCTGGCTGTCCCCAAATGCAATTGCGCCACCTCGGGCACTGCCGCTGAACAAGACATTTTTAGCCACACCAAGGGCCACACCAAGCTCCGCAAATATATCCCGGCCCAGGACAATAAACCCGCCGGACCTGGTGATTCGCAGTGCTGACTTTCCGACTTGATCCAGAACACGTAACACGTCGCGACTGCCCGTCTTACGGATAAGGTTCAGGATGCCGTCCGCACTTGGGTAGCGCTTTCGCTCAGTCGCTACGCCGGCGACGTTCTCGTACAGGATCAGATACTCATCGGCATCGGGTGACGGCACACTGAAATACCCACCGTTGACGGTTCCGGCCAGCCCGAGTGCGATCGTTGGATAAGTCATCGCGCCGGCCATCTGCGAAGCAACCTCGGTCAACGACGCAGTAACTTTGGCCTGAGACAAAACAGCTTGTTTAGCCAGCGTCGGTACCAACCCCGATTCGGTAAGCACGTCCGTCGACGCGTCACCGTTGACAACCGCATGCTGCTTTTGTGCTGAGGAGGTGGCAAGTTCAGCCGCCTCAGCCAACTGGCCGGCGTAAGCCTCCAGTGCTGAAATATCGGTCATTCACGTTTCTCCAGTCGAAAAAAAACCCGCTTTTGCGGGCCGGGCGTCAGGGATCTATCTCAGGCAGTACGCTGCCACATGTGCACCACCAGGTAAGGCGGCATGTTGTTGTGCGCCGCACTGCCTCCGGTAGAGCTGGATTGAGGAGTGGAAAGAACACTGTCTGTCGTGTCATCACCCGATGTGAGTGACCCACCGGTCCCCAAGACACCGCCCTGGGGGTTTGTGTGGGTGTGCGCCGGCATTTCATCTACCGACAGCACATGGCTGTATTCACCACCGACCGCACCACCCGCAAAGGTTCGACTCTCGCCGCGACTGTCCTCACCAGTACCAGCGCCTATCAACAAACGACCAGGGGCCAGTTGCACCCAGGAGCCAAACCCAAACAGATCAGCGGGAGAAGTGGCCACGCCGGCATTAATGTAGATTGAACCCACCGGATAAACGAGCCCCAGTAACGCCGGCTTGTTGCCAGTGTGGTAAGTCGTTTTTCCACCGGCTAAGGTCAGTTCCCCTGGGATCGTGAGACTTCCATCAGCGTCCCAACGGCAGACCTCCTCTCCATCAATGACTAACACCAGGTAAGATCCATCTGCATCTGTACCGGACGCCGCGAATAAGCCGCTGTCGCCGTCCCCGCCGAATGAAAACCCGACCTCACTGGCATTGGTTGTCGGCAACCCCTTAGCCGTCCTGACGCCTTTGGTTGCATTCAAGCGCCCTGTTAGCGTGCCCCCTAAAAGAGGCAGGTACCCCTCCATCATCAGCGCCAAGGCCTGGCTGAGCTGATTCTCTTCTTCTGCCTTCAGCTCCATACCAGCATCGAGAATGACGTTGGAGATTTCTTCCTGAACCATGTTCAGCCATTCGGCCTTTATCGGTGTAGGGCTCACGCCTCCCACTAAGGAACCGTAGCGAAACCGGCCAAGTACCGTGACCAGATCGGTCCAACTAGAAATTCGCTGCATGCTACTAGTCCTCAATTCCGGCGACCGCTGAGGGCATCACGTAATGGATCGCGTTAAAAAAGATGTCGACCTGACTAAAAATGCCGGCGACGACTTCCTGCCCAAAGCCCAACACCACATCTGTGTATTCAGGCGCCTCCAGCTGCAGGCGACAATCCAGCGTGGCGGCTTCTGCAGTACCGAAAGCATTGATCGGTGCCGACGCCAGCCAGCTCCAGGGCCAACCCTCTCCATACAGAAAGTCGCCCGCATTGGTCGAGCCGACACGAGCGGGGCGAAACTCATCAATGGTGATGCCGATGCCGGTCTGCTTGGCCATTCGCAGGTAGTACGCACGCTGAGGAGCCCCGGTCGCACTCATCTTGTTCAGCACCGCTTGACGACGCTCAGCCACCGTTTGTGATCCAGGCACAACACAAGCATCCGGAATGCCCAGGTACTCTTCCCAGTCAGTTAAAAGCTGGGTGACGCTGGCGGGATTGAGCTCTGCTTGAAGGCCATCCAAGGCGACATCAATGCGCCAGAATTCGGGCGCGAAGGCCGCAACCAGCGCCGCAATATCGGGCTGTAGTTCAATGTCAAATGCCGGACCGGGCGGCAGCAGTTGTTGCATCTGCTGCTTGTAGTCGTCCTCACTCAAAGCCATGTGATCACTCCAAGTGAGCCCACTTCGTTATTGGCAATGACCACATCGGCAGTGGGAGACGACAGCACATGGTCTGTCTCCCCAGCGGTATTGCCGATCGCGCCACGGATATGGGAAATCAAAAGAGTAGAATCAGCTCCCGCTTCATCATTGATCAGCGCTGCCAATGATTGCGTTACCGCCGTACGCAACGCAGTGCTATCAGGCGTCAACTTGATCGAGAAGTTGAGCACCCGATCAATCGGCGCAAAGGCGTAGACTTCAGCGGTAACGGGGCGCCTGGCATCCAAGTGAGCCTGAACCTCTGCCACCTGGGCAGGCGTAGGGAAAATGCTGACATCCGCGTCACGCACAAAGGCCAGGCCAAATGTACCCGGTCCCATCCAGCGCGGCAGAGGCCAGGCCCGAGTGACCCCAGGCACCTCCAAGGCCCACTCAACAAAGTCCGCACCGTTTCCTACCTTGCTCGGGTTCTTGAACGCCTGCCGTACCCTGGCGCGTAAGGCCTCTACCGTTTCCTGATCGGTTCCGCCGACGATGCCACCGACACCGATGGTCGCCGTGGAATTAACACCGATTACTGGAGAAACCGCCGTCAAGGTACCCCCGGCAAGGTTGCCAATCGTCCCGACATCATTTGCCGTAACAGGAACAACGGCAGTACCGGCTACCAGAGTGGTGGTCTGGGTAACGGTATAGAGGCGCCCGTCTTCATACTGGTAGACGACGCCAGCGTCGACCAAAGAGCCAGACACCCCTGTAACAGCTATCGGGCCCGTAGCAGCAACTGCAGCTGTTCTCCCCTTCTCCAGCCGCCAGTCAGCCCAGCGCAGAAGGTTTTCCTCATCACAAGTGGCCGGGTGCGACTGCTTGGCGATCCATTGCTGATAGCCATACAGCTCGAAAGCGGTGCCGCTGTGTGCGCGGGCAGCGGCCTTGGCGTCAGATCGGCGCAACGCATCGGGGGCGTTTCGCTCAAAGTCTGCCTCCGTACGCGTAATCAGCGCAGGCAGCGTTGGGATGTCATAAGGCATTGATTAAACTCCAGGTATCCTCAAAGGCCAGTTCTAGCGCTTCGCCGTTTGCCTCGGTCATCAGCACCCTCATGCGCATCCCGTTGATGCCGTAGCGCTCTACGGTGACAGCGACCTCCGTGACGATGCCATCCGCGACCATCCAGGCCAGGGCCTCATCGGCATAGTCCTTGGCATCCTTGAAGGTGTCCGGCACCAGCGATCGCCGGCGCAACAACCAGAGGCGTGAACCTATCTGATCGCCCGCCACGGTGGGCACGCTGTCTCCCCACCAACCCTGGCGGTCACTGTCGTCCAAGTCATCGTCATCATTGGCCCGACGCCAGGAAAACAAGCTAATGGTTACGGCGCGTCGAAGAAGCTGCTCACGTTCACTCATTAATCGCCTCCAGCCGGAATGGGCGGCCCGCTTTGGTCGGTACCTTTCTGGACGCCTTCATGTGGGTGATTGATCTGGCTGACCCCGCCGGCGACCTGATCGCCATCACTGACGATGCTCCCCGTCTGGGTGATTTTCGGCGTATCAAAGTTGACGCCTGCCGTGGCTTTGATGTTGAGAGTTTCAGTTTCGATATCGATGATTCGGCCACGCTTGAAGTGGACCTTGTCGCCTTCATCGGTATAGATGGCCACCTCACCGGGCTTCATTCCAACCAAGCGGTATCGCCTGTCCGACACTACAATCACCACCCCGTGACTGCGATCGCCACCAATGAAGCCAGCCAGAGCCTCAGCACCGTCATGCGGACAGGCCGTGAACCCGTAGGGCTCAAGGTGCTCGACCTGGTCCTTCACTTCGCCAGCCAACAGACGAAGCTGCAGGCCCTGCAACTTGCTGGCTGAGTTGGCCAAGGCAACCACGCCACGCGCGAGGAAGTTCGTCAGTGCGCTCATGAGGGTTTGTAGTCCGCTGGTATGAGGTATTCAAAGTTGTCTGTTTTCTTGCCCTTGCGAAGCTTGCGCTTCTCGTAGGCATCGTTCGGTTCGGGCAGAAAACCATCGGGTGGAGCAACACTGAGCGTGGCAAAAGTGCCTTGCTCGACGAGCTCGTAACTGATTTCCGTGATCAACATGTCCCGGTCAAAACCGATAATGGGATCCACCACACGCACAATCATGTTGTGCCGCCACAGCTCGCCGTTACTCTGTCGCCAGCCCTGGTATTTGTAGGTGGCAGCCAGGGCCTTGCTGATGGCATTGGCGCGCTCCCACACGACACGCGCACGCGCAATAGCTGGGGTAAGTTGACCTGACTGTTGGATGACCTTGACGCGTTTGCGACCGATTCGATCATCCGTAACCGAGGCCTCGACCTCTGTTGCAGCGACACCGAAGCTCGTATCGGTACCACTCCGCTGACCCTTGCTAACGTATTGGGAGAACACATTGGAGAAATCCATCTGCGCATCGCCGGTCAGGATGTTCTCACCCAGCACCAGCCGATCAGCCGCACGGCCAGCACTACCTGGTGAGGCGATGATCAAACGCCCGCGACCATCGTCGGTGCTGAACAGGCGAGACAGAGTCAACAATCGGTCGATGCTCTCGAACGCCGTTTCACCGGGCTCGATCGTATGGTCATCGATCGCCTGCGCCAGGCCGGAATCATCAACAACAGTGATCCCGTACTCACCCGCCAGTGCGGCAACGATGCTCTGCACGCTCTGGGCGCGCCATTGGCCAGGAGCATTGATCGCAGCACAGTCAACCAAGTCGCCTGTCCGTGACTTTCCCGAGATCGACAGAGTCACGGCCCGGCCATCGTACTGAACGGGGGCTGATGACACATACCCCGTCAGGATCAACTCTCTGCCGATCCGTACCTCGACCGCTTCACCCGGTTTGATGCGTACCGGCACATCACCACCGCCTGGCCAGCTCCAGGTGACTCCCAACTCAAAGTCACGGGCCTGGCGCTCCAGGCCGGCACTGATCCGTACAGATTTCCACCCGGCGTAGTCGTACCCCCCAGCGCTTAGGGTGACGATATTGGATTGATCCATAATCAGCTCTTGGCGACTTGTAGCTCAGTGGCCGGCACGAAGCCGGGATGACGGATGCGGTTGCGCGAAACAATCTCAGCGCCGCGCAGCGCATCGCCGTAAAGGCTGTAAGCGAGAACAAGCGACGGAACCGTTTGCCGTGGCGTGTAGGCGCGCAACCACACACCACTGCGGGCAACCTCGGTCAAATGGCGATCTAGGCGTAGCCGTGCATCACTGAGGACGCTGAAGTGATCCGGAGCGCTATCGGCGGCAACGGCCCATACGGCCTCGCTGATTGCATCACGCAATTCAAGAATATCGTCAGCGACCGGGACACTGGTCAGCTCGGCCTCACCCGCTACCGTCGTCAGCCCCTGCTCACCCAGCTGGGCAGCCACGCTAGCGGCCTGGCCAGAACTGGACACATCAGCAATGGGCACCTCTGCCATGTCCAGCACCAGGTCCAGAATGGCAGCGTCCTGGATCAACCCGATGACCGCCGCTTGAAACGCAGCTTCATCGGCGGTCGACGTCACAGGCGCCCCAGTCTCAAGCGCCGGGATAGCCTCCGCCATGGCCTGGCTGCTCTTCAGCTGACTGCCGGCGCCATAACCGTCAAACGTCCTTTCCAAACGAGTCAGGTCACTCAACAAGCTCGCCGCAAACGCATCCGGTGCGTTCACCAGGCCATTCACGAAAGCATCTAGATCCGACGCCAACGACGTCATGGGTTTCAGGAAGTTGATACCGAACGCGTAGACGCTCGACAACGCGGTACGCAATGCCCGCGCTCGCTGCCCCGCCAAGTTGACGGCGGCCATCGCAGTGCTGAACCGGCTCTGTATGGACGCCAGCAACGAATCCTGCTGTTTGACCAGTTGCTGTTTGGTATTGGGGGCCTGGACTGGAAACTCCAACGTGCCGTCAATGAACTCCAGTGCGAAGCGAACCATGCCCCCCTCATCCCGCGCGTGGGAGACCTCGCACTCCCCCGCCGTGACCGTCAGCCGGCCAAACCAGGGGTGAACCAACTCGCCCGCGCCCGGTTTGTCCAGCGCGGTCAGCAGGCGGTCACGTTGCGACAGGCAGTCGTCACCCACGACAAACCCGGAAAACCGGTATTTGCGTGTCTGGCGCCCCATGTCCTCCGTGTAAGGCTGATCACGCTGGGGGTATTCGTGGACCTGCGTGCGCCGGCCCACCGGTACATTATCGGTATCAACCCAAAACGGAACCCCACGAAAGGATGCGGCCTGTTTTCGGTCACGCCACTCGCTCATGGTGCATCTCCCGACAAGGACCGATAGCCGACCTTCGGTGTAATGGAAAGCCCTGGCTGGCTGGTTTTAGCCGGGTCAACCCGCATCCCCGGCGGAGCGTTTTGAAAGCGCATCACCAGCTCACCGTTAAGCTGCGTTTTGTTCGCCGCTGCCGTCTGCTGGAGCAGCGAGCCGGGAGCCGGCAAACCGGGTACCCGCAGCAACTGATTGGGATCTAACCCTGCTTGGGTCGCATTACGCTGGGCCTGCTGACTGCGCATTGTCTGCGGCGCATCCGCCAACAAGAACGCCCCCGTACCGCCACCCACCCCGGCATTGCGAATGCGTTGCGCCTCGGCCTGCTGCTGGACCTTTGCGGTCAAGCCGACACCACCGTCTTCCATGCCAAACAGCTTCAAAATCGGCTGAATGTAGGGCTGAATGTCCTCCCACAACTTCTTGAAAAACTCCGTGATCGGCGTCCAGTTTTTAATGATCAGCGCCATGGGCGTCCAACCAAAAACCGATTTCATGAAGTCGATGAAGGGAGTGGTGTAAGCCTTGATCAGATCCCACAACGCCGTGAAGAACGGCCCAACGGTTTCCCAGTTGGCGACGATCAAGCCTGCCGCCGCCGCGATCGCTACCGCAATGATGCCGATCGGGGTCGCAGCAAAGGCAACACCCAGCACCCGCACGGCCACGGTCGCGGCAAAAACACCTGCACGAAGCGCCGTGAAAGCGATACCCGCAACCGCCAAGCCTTTGACCAGTTGGGGGTTGGCTTTAATGAACTCTGCTGCCTGGGTGATCATTGGTCGCATGGCGTCCACCACCGAGTTGATGTTCGGAAGCAACCCCTCACCAAACGCCCGAGACACGCCGTCGGCGTTGTTGCCTAAGACATTCAGGTTATTTGCCGTCGTGTCTGCTCTTGATTGGTACTCCTTTTCCATCGAGCCCGCATATTTGGTGGCATCGCCCACCTTGAGCAGGTTCGTGCGCAACAGTTCGACGTTTGTGAGCAGCGGCGTAATGGCCGCTACGGACTCGCTGCCAAACAACTCAGTTAACAGGGCCGGACGCTTGGTGGCATCGACCATTGAGATACGCGTTAGGACATCCAGAAGAGTTTTTTGAGCATCCTTCTGCATACCCTCGGCAACGTTTTTTGAGTCCAGGCGCAACGACTTAAAAGCGAGCGACTGACTCTTGGTCGCCGCAGTGCCCTTGGTCAATGACAGCATGAAGTTTTTGATGCCTGTTGCCGCCACATCTTGTTTCACGCCGACGCCGGCCATCGTCGCACCGAGCGCCGCGACCTGAGCCGCTGACAGACCCGCAACTTCCCCTAGCCCCCCTACCTCCGTGACAATCGCCGACACTTTCTGCGCGTTGGCCGGCCCCGTGTTGCCCAGGTAGTTGATTTGATCGGCCAGGCGAATTGCGCTTTCCTGGGTCATCCTGAACGCGGTTCGCCAGGTGGACATCATGTCGCCGCTTTGCTCGGCAGTCTGGTCGAATGCAATCCCCATCTTCACGGCAGACTCAGCGAAGCCCAGCAGCTCTTCACGCGCAAAACCCGCCTGTCCGCCTGCGGCGACAATTTTGGCAATGTCGCCAGCAGCCATTGGCAAGCGGTCCGACATTCGGCCAATGTCATCCCCCATCTGCTTGAACTGTTGCGGCGTGTCGAAGTTAACAACCTTCCTCACGTCTGCCATCTGCGACTCAAAATCAATGGCCGCTTTGGCACCCGCGACAAAGGGTGCAGCCAATACGCCGCCAGTGACGACATCGCTGAACCCAATCTTGCCAAGGCCGGTTTTCTCCAGCCCCTTACGGAACGCGGCGACGTTTTTACGGGCGCCGGCCAACATAGGCGAAAGTTTATCAACGCCGGTGATCAACGCCTTGAGCTGAAATTTATCTGCCATCACCCCCCCTCCAACACATTGTTGATGCGCTGGGCGTGCGCAATCGACTCAAGAACGATATCCAGCGACCTGGCCATAACCAGCTCTGGGTCCGTTTTCCAGAAGTAGGCCAGGTCGTAGGCAACGGCTATCAGGCCGTCAAGGTCGCAGATGCCGGCGTCATGAAAAAACCAGCAATCTGCCAACTGAGACTGTTGAGGTCAGCCAGGTCCAACTGGTTGACCGAGGACGACGGGATACCCGCGCACACGACGATGTACTTGGCAGCGATGTCCAGATCGATCGATACCGCTTCATCCTTGTCGATCTTGTAGGGCAACGCCTTGATGGCCCTGGCTTCCTGCGGCGTGGGCCGGCGTATGGTCAGCTCGCTCAATTGCGCGCCGTGGGCCTCAATAGGCGCGGACAGCTTTACGACTTCGCTCATTGCCAACCTCCCTTGGTGCCATCCCATTGGATGTCGATGGTCCCGTCGTCACCCTTCGACACCGGCTCTCCGATGACGTAGGCGCCTGACAATACGTAAACGCCACCGTTCTTGAACTCGACGGTAATGGTCTGGTCAGTGGCGGTCGTGATTTGCTTGATGGGCAAGTCAGGGGAATGAACAACGGTGGCTTTCGCATAGGGCACCAGATCCTCTTCCTTGAAGAAACCCGGCGCTACGGATTCGCGCTTGACGTCACTCAGCGGGCATTCCACACCACCCGTCGTTGTGAACTGGATACCGTCCGCCTTGATGTAGACGGTGCCGGCGACTTTCTGGCCCATGGCCTTACTCCTACAAAAAAGCCCGCACTTGGCGGGCCATGGTTAGTCGATCCGTCACGCGGCGTCTGCGGCGTACTGCAGGCGGAACTGATACTGCAGTGCGAAGATGCGCAACTGATTGATCAGATCTGGCGGATACAGGACGTTGACCCGGTTGGGGTTGGTCGAGGATCGCGTGACGATCAGGTTTTGGGCGAAAGCGTCGGCGTTCTCGACAATGCCCAGTTGCTCAAGCGCGTAATAACCCGCGATCATTTCGGCGCGGATAACCGACGGGGTTACGATCGCCTGGCCGGCACCAAAGCGGGTACCGTCGTCGGCCAGCTTGTGACGGCCATACTTGCTGGTCACCCGCGTTTTCAGGAAGTTGATGACATAGGCAGAGGTGTGCAACGTCTCACTGTCCAGGTACGAATCATCGTTCTGATCAAACGCATTGCGCTGATAAGTGGTGATTGCGCGTTCGATGCGTACTGCACCGCCACCGTAGTAAGCCGTAGCGACACCGTGCGTCAGCAGCGATTGCCGCTCAAGCAGCAAAAAGCGGCTGCCCGCCGGCGCCGGGTTAACGCCAGTCAGTTCCCCGGTCTGTGTGGGTCGAGCCGGATCAGCGGAAATAAACACTGCCTGGCGCGCCGCATAACCCGCTGCCACTTTCCAAAATGGGTCCGGCACCAGAGCCTCGAACCCATGAACCGTGACGTGCTGATCGTTGCGCGCCGATCCGAACGCCACCAGAGAACCCAGCGTGCCGCGTTTCGCACCATACACATGACCATAGAGTTGCTTGGCCCAGCTCCAGCGGCCACTGGAATCATTCATGAATTCCTTCCAGGCATCCAGCGAGGTCGTGTCCGACCACGGCGCACAGATGAACTCAAAAGGCTCATCACCGATACTTGCCTGAGCAACGGCCACATCTGGCGAACCAACGCCGCCAGCCATCGCGGCAAGCACAACCGTCAGACCTGCGGGGGTAGTCTCGCCATTGTTGCGGCCAAGCCGATTGAGCTGCAGCGCAATGTCGTTGCCACTGTCACCCGACCACTTACAGGTCAGGGTAACCACACCAGCGACCGCTGCAGCAGTGACCGCAAGGCCGGCAGCATTGATGGACGCCACCAAAGCAGCAGCAGCCACCGTGGGACTGGCACCGGTCGCCACCGTGGCGCGAACACGGGTGCCACCGATGTACAGGTTGATCACCCCACCGGCGGTAACAGCCCCCGTGATGGTGACCGTGCCAGCGGCCTTGGTACCCACTCCTTTAACCGGCAAGCACCAAACCTCGCCAGCGGGATCGCTGGAGCGCCAGGTTTCGTACATCTGCGCCAGCATCGAACCAACGCCGCCGATGCTCTTGGCCAGCCCAAGGCTGGAGACCAAGGTCAAGTGCCCGATCTCCTCAGCAACCGAGTCGTCGTTGACCTGAGCGACGATGAGTCGCGCCATGCTGGATGTCGCATTGTTCGCTTGGCTGTTATCCACTTCGGCGTAGAAAAGCGGCACCCGAATGTCACTGGGAATAGTGTTAAAGCTGACTTCACTCATTACTCCGCGCTCCCAGGTTCAGCCGCGGCGACATCGGCGGCAGCTTTGGTAGTGGACTTGGTTTTCTTCGGCGGTTGTTCAGTGACGTCTTGGTCACTCAAACGCCGCAACCAATAGGTGTTGCGAGGAACTGCACGGCCTTCGGGCGGCAAATAATCACCGGCCTCCGGATCCGGGGTCTTCCGGCCCTCAGCCGGGTACACAGTGATGCGGGACATGAGAAATCCTCTTACGGTTGGGGAAGGTCTACGGAAAACTGCGCGTCGATCCGGCCATCTGGGCCAGGTGTTTGTAGATTGGGGTCAGAGGGATCGATAAAATCGACATCGACGTCCACGCCCTCAAACGCCGGAAGGCCGTCAAGTTTCCACTCTTCCCAGGTTTCAGCAGGTTCGGATGCCCGATTGCGTCCCAGTTGAAACGCGGCCTCAAAGCTGAAGCGGTACACAACACGGGCGCGGTTGATGAAGATCAAACTTCCACCGCCGTACTCGATCGGGTCGTATTCGGTGCTGGGCTTCCAGCCCACCAACGCTTTCCACAAGCTCGCACGCAAATCGTGCAGCAGATCTGCAGCCTCCTGGCCGCGCTCGTCGGTGCTATCGAGCACCAGGATCACGTCAAACAGGTCGGTAATATCCTGGCGTATGGCGTTATCCACATCGTTGGCGGATGCGTCGTCACCGGCGGCGATCACGTAGGCCGAGGGATGACTCAGCTTTGCGCTGCTGGCCACCGCATCCCAATCAATACCCGCCGATACCCTGGCGGAAAAGGCAGGACAATACGCACGCAGCTGCGCGACGATCAGACTGATTTTCATCGTGTGTTCCAGCGTTAGAGGTGCCAAAAAATACTGTCTGGGGTCAGCTCAGTGCCGCAGCGAATGCCGCAGAGAGAATGGCTTGCACTTCGGACTTGGAATCCTGCAGTGCGTCGGCCATGTAGTTGTCGCGGGGTTCAATAAGCCAGTCATTCCTTCTGCGTTGCTCGCGCAATTTCAAACGCTCGCGCTGACGCTTGCGGTTATGAGTCTCTCCTTGTTTAAGGCGCGACAGCCTTGCCCCTCGGCGGACACCATAAAATAGATAAGCTGGGTAGTACTCTTTCATCCTGCTTGTCTTATCAGGTGCCACCTTCACCAGGAAACCTGCGCGGGACACCTTGAAGTTGATCGACTCCAATGTCGCCCCGGTGCGGTTGACCGGGTATCCCTCCTCTCCTCGAGCGAGTGCAAGATTCATCTGTGCTCGTTGCATCACCAACCGCCCGGCCTTGCGCATCCCGGCACGAATTTTTCGCTTATCGAAAATATCGCGCGGCAGGTTGTTATAACCCTCAATGTGCAAGTAGCCGTCTATCGAAGCCGAATTAGACATAGATGCCTCCGCCGGTTTTGAGGGTGCCCAACTCTTCCACCTCCAGCATCGTGAAGCATCGGGCGCCATTCATATCGGCAACGCGGCGCACTCGATAAATGGAATTACCGTGCACGACCTCATGTGCCTCGCTCATGCCTTTCAGGTAGTAAAAGATGATCCGATGCGTGATTTTCACGTCCGTCTGAACACCGTTTGCATAAACAGCAGTTCCAACCGGCTCGATCTTTGCCCACCGTTTTTTCTGATCGGCGAATACCGAATCTAGCCCCAGGTCCTGGGAGGGTATGTCAGACCGCAATCGCAACAAGATGCGACGGTCTAACTCGCCGGCACTCGGTTCGCGCATGGCCATATTCAGAACCTCGGAGGAACGGTGATATCCGCAACCAGGTGATCAAGGAATGTCGAGGGCAGTTCGGCCAGCGTCTGCGCGACAAGAAATACCTCGGGGTGTCGGTAGATCGTCGCCGCCGCCATCAACAACCAGTTGCGCACGCCCGGATGCAAGTCAACATCAAGCGCTGCCTTGTACCGGATCCGCAGCCGCCCAGCAGGCCGACCCGCAGGGAAGTGCAGAAAGCTTTCCCGCTGATCCCGCCGCAGGTCGAAAGGACCGACCTGCTCCACCCAACTGCCACTGGCCTGCAGGGCGAACACCGAAACAATCTCGCTCGCCTGGCCGACATCCAGCGCATGACCACCCTGTCTATCCGCTGGCCACTCTTCCTCGTACACGGCGCCCCGAATAGCAGCGCCCGTTTTCGACTCGCATTGAGCCGTGACGCCGGGGATGATGATTTGCTCGATCAACTCTGGCGCCATATCCTCCGGCTCAACGCGGCACTGGAATGCAACCTGGGCCAAGGTCAGAACTGGGTCACCGATGTATTCGATTCGGCGGGCCATGGTTTATGGCTTCGCTTCATCGGCATCATCTTCACCACTGGTATCGTCACCACCACCGGTGTCAGCGGGAGCAGCATCAGTGCCAGCGTCACCATCAGCACCGCTGTTCGCGTCCCCCTCACCACCAGCATCAGCGACCTGATCCTTTTTAGCACCCGTGGTAGCCGTTTTTTTGTTGCCCGGTTTCGAGGCTGATCCTTTTGTCGGTTTCGCCTTCGATGCGGTTCCAGTGTCTTCATAGACTTCAGCGAACCCCTTCAACTCCAGGCCTTCAACAACTGCCGGATCGAATCCTGCCAGCTCATCCACTGAATAACCACGCCAGGCCTTCAGGAAACGCACCACAATTTTTTCGCTCATCGCATTGACCTCTGAGATGCAAAGCCCCGCCTGGGCGGGGCAAAGGGAATTACATGCCCGCGCCCCACTTGACGGCGACAGCGACGACGATGCACTCCACATGTCGTGGGCCGAAGTCATGCTTCGCAATGACTTTCACCAGGGTCTGATCGCGCTGGAAGGCGCTGACCATGTTGCCGTCTGCGTCCTTGTAAGACGCTTCGTTGCTGAACGAGATCGTCAGGTCCATGTCTTCACCGATCATCATGTCGGCGAAGTTAACGAAGTAGAATTCGGACTCATCACCGCCTGCACCGAGGTTCACCGGAATCTGATTGCTCAGGCCCACGGGATAGCCCTTGAACAAACCCTGTTCGATTTCGGGATACGCCTTGTTACCGTTGCCATCGCGCAGCGTCTGCAACCAGCGCAGCGTGCGCGGATGCATCAACCAGCCACAGGACTTCATCATCACGTTCGCAGTTTCGATGCGAAGCATCATTCCACCGCAGAACAGGTCGATTTTCTCAAGGGTGAGGTCAGCTACAGCAGGCGCCGTCAAAATATTGAATGGCAGTGCCCAGTAGCGCATCCCCTTCGGCAGCGAACCCGAACCATCTGCCCGAATGAAGTGAAGGTCTTCGGAAAGACCCATAGAAACGGAAAGATCCTCAACGACAAGGCCATCAATACGAGGGTTGACTCCCGCATTGGCAATCAAGTCATTTGAGATCGGCACGATCGCTGCAGCTTTTTTTGCAGAAAGCTTTGTATCGGCGAACGTCATGCCGGTGATTGGGATATCGGTGTCGGTCCCGATGTATGTCACCACGGTGTTACCGGTGATACGGGGCTGGGTCAGGTTGCCATTGTTCAACGGCAGGCTTCGCGTCCCCATCTTGCGGACAATCGACATTGGGCGAAGCGCTTCGATGATCTCGGACGAAAAGTTCGTTGGGACCAAAACGCCGCCAGCACCTGGCGTGACCGTGTTCAAAGCCATAGCCACTTCGGGCGAGTAGCCGCCCTGTTGCGCCATTAAAGCCGCCTGTTGCTGGTTGCCTTGGGCAGCAGCAAGCAGGCGCACCATCTGAGCCATACGCACACCAGGTGCGAGCTTTGGCGCATGCGGGCCAGAAATATGCGTAGGCGGGCTGTTGTTACCTTGGGCACTCTCCTCAACGGGCACCGCTGTTTCTGCCGCAATACGCTCTGCGGCTTCAGCACGCGTGAGCTTCGCGGTTAAATCCTTGATCTGGGTTTCCAGTTGAGCAAACTGGGCCAGCTGTTCGACGGACAGATCACCGCCGTCCGATTCGATCTTGGCCAGAGCCTGGACCTGCTCATTCAGCTTGGCGCGTTCGCTACGCATTTGAAGTACAAGGGACATGGTGCCTCCTGGGCATAAAAAAACCCGCACAGGGCGGGCTATGACGACTGCCGCGAACGCGGTCAGATCAGTGTTTGAAGACTCAGTGCGGCAGCGCGCACCGCGATACGGCCGCCCTGGCGGTTGGCCCGGCTTACCGAGATGGAATGAGCAAGGTCATCAACGGCCTGCTGCGGGTTCTGCATTCGATCTGCCAGCCCGGCGCTGATGCCTGCCTGGCCGCGATAAAGCCCGGCCTCCGTCGCCATAACCTGTTGAACGGACATCCCCCGGTACTCGGAAACGGCGTTGGCAAAGAGCTGGTAGCTCTCTTGCACTACGTCATTGAGATACTTAAGCGACTGATCGCTCAAGGGCTCATGAGGGCTGAGGTCATTTTTGTGGGCTCCGGCAAACACCGTGGTCACCTTGACGCCCATGCCCTCCTCCATCTTGGAGCGGTCCATGTGACTGGCGATAACCCCGATGGAGCCGACACCGCTGGTCTGGCTCACCACCAGTTCGCTACAGGCAGAGCCGAGCAGGTAGCCGCCGCTGTAGGCCATGAAGTTCACGATGCCGGTGATGGGCTTCTGCTGGGACATCGCGCGGATATCTGCCGCCAGTTCGAACGCCCCTACGGCAGAGCCGCCGGGGCTGTCGATATCCAGCACGATCCGCTCGACCATCGGGTCGGCAACCGCGTTGCGGATCTGGCTACGCAGCTGTTCATAGCTGGTCATCGTCTCGCACATGCCGATATGGCTGCCACGACTGACCAACACGCCACTGACCGGAATCACCTCGATACCAGTACGGGCGATCGCAGTTCGACGCTCTTCTTCGCGCTGGGCGATGCGGTCCATACCGTCATCCGACCACAGGCCGGGTGCACCCTGGGCGCCGATGTTGACGATGTTCAAGCTCATCACCTGGTTGGCCCAGCGAACACCCAGGTCCAACATATCAGGCATCACCAACAGCGGCTGATTGAACAGCAGGCTGGAGGCTCGAAGGTAATTTTTCATTGCGCCAGAATCCTCTCAATTTCAGCGTGCTGCATTTCGAGTTGCGCGCGCACTGCCGGATTGGTCAAGTCGGTGCCGCTCTTACCCGCATCAACCATATTCAGCGGCTGCATGTAGATGTCACCACCAGGTACCGGCGGCATGTTTTCCAAGCGCCGGATGTCATTGGCACTCAGCCACCCCCACTGCCGTCCGATGGCATAGGCTTCGTACCGGCTCTTCTGATCACCACGCAGCAACCCGGACAGGTTGAATTCGATGAAGTAGTTGCGCCGATCGGCAGGCAACAGGAAGTCGCGCATCATCGACTGTTCATGGCGCTTGACCCACGGCAACAACGCGAACACCACGAACTGAATCATCAGTTGCTCAAGGGTGTTGTAGTTGGACTTCTCCAGGTCGTTGACCATAGGCAACGGGATCTTGTAGATCCTGGCGATATCGGTACCCGTGGTTTTGAGGATCCCAAGCACCTCGGCGTCGACGTTGTTCATGGAGACGGGTTTGAAGGTCATGCCCTCCTGCAGCAGGGCTACCTTCTTGGCGTTGTCCATGCCGCCGAACTTCTGCCCCCACTGATCGACGATCTTATCGATGCTGCCCTGATCCTTGATGGGCGGAGCTTCACGCGGTCTTTCGATCACGCCAGATACCGTCACACCGTTGGCGAAGCTCTTACCCGTGTACTGCCTTACGGCCTGAGCCAGTCCTATTGATTCCGCATGAACCTCAATCGGCGAAAGCCCAACGTAGTGGTTGGTGCTGAACCACCGCACATGGTGAATCATGCGCATCGGCAGCGCGTCGCCGCCGGCGATCCGGTAGTACGGCAGCATGTCGCCGCCCTTGAGTACCTGCACCTTTTCGTTGCACAGCGGCCAGAGCGCCATCACGTTGCCGTCATCCCGACGGTCAATGAAGCTGTAACCGTTGCCCCGCAAACCCGCAGCACCCTGCATGCACTCCATGTATTCGTACGGCGTCTGGAATCCGTTCGGCTGGTACCGCAGCACGTCATACGCCGGGTGGTTGATCGCCGCTTCTCGCTGGCCTTTGTCCAACCGCTTGTACATCTCGCAGGGCAGTTGCCCCATGGTCTCAGCCAGCAGCGTGACGCAGTTTTGCAGGATCGGCAGACCCAGCGCCGTCTCCGGCGTGACCTTTACGCCAGTGCTGTTGCGTCCGCTACCAATAAGGCCACGCCAGAAGCCACTGCCTGTTTCGGTGAGATTGCCGCGACCTTCGCCGAGCACGCTTGAAAAGAACATGCTCAACCTCCTTTGGGTTTAGGTTTCAGTGCAGCAGCTGCACGATCCGCCAGCCGGGACCAGGCCATCAGCCCAACACCCGCTACAACACACGCAGCGGGCACATGCATCATCGCCACGCCACCGACCAGCAGCCCGAAGCCCAGCAAGCCGGAGAGCCAGGACAGGATGACCAATTTCATATACTGATCCCTTCGTCATAAATGGATGTACCGCTCACACCGCCGGACTTGCTGCTGATGCCGGTGGCCATGATGGAGGCGACAATGCCGTCGATGCGGCCCGTCGCCTTGGCCTTGTCGGCTTTGCGGTTGTTGGCCGGGTCGGAGACGATCACCGCGTTGCCGGCGTTCCAGGTCATCACCGGGTTGCCGTCATGCCGCAGGGTTTCGACTGTCTCGCTTTCGACGAGCTCCCACTCACTAGAATCGAGGTCAGTCACGCCCTCTTCATCAGGGGCCAGACCCAATAGGCGCCGTTCAAACTCATCAACAGCCGGGCCCATATCCTTGAATCCCTGGCCAAAACCCACCATCTCCGGCAGCGTGATGTCGTACTCGGACATCAGCTGCAGCAGGTCTTCGATCCGCCAACGGTCATACGCGATGCGCTCAACGCCAAAGTAGGCGGTGATCGTCACCAGGCGCCGCAACACATGCAGCTTGCTGATCGCCCGGCCTGGAGTGGTTTCAAGGTGTTTGGCCTTGACCCACATGGCATAAGGCACCTTGTCGCGATCCTCACGCCCTTGCAGGTCATCGTCTGGAATCCAGAAGTACGGCAACAACCGCCAGTGCGGATCGTGCGGTGCCGGCCAGAACAGCAGAACGAATGCCGTCAAGTCCGTGGTGCTCGCCAAGTCCAGCCCGCCGACGCACCGGCGGTTGCGCAACATGCGCATCGGCACACGCTCTTCTGCCTGTTTCCAAACCGCCCAGGAAATCCACGGGGCATCGGCCTGGGTCCATTCGCAGAAGTTCAGGCGGCGCACTACCGACTCTTGCGCCGGCAGCCCCCGCGCGGCCTTCACCTGCTCGCGCAGGTACTTGCGACCAGGGATGCCATCGGTCTGCCCCTCGGCGATGTGGTCGAGCGAGGGGTTAACCTTCGCCCAGCAACTCTCGTCCCTGAACGGATCGTCACCCTCATCGAGCGAGCAGATGAAGGCGAAGAAGCTGTCGTCGTCCTCAATGCCGGCGCAGATCCGCACGCCTAGGTCGTGATACTGACCGCAGACGGTTTTCTTGTCGGAGCCACTGTTGGTGATCATCACCACCATGGCCTTGCGCCGGTTCTTGGTACCGGCGCGCATCATGTTCACGGTGGCGGCGGTTTTGTGTTCGTGCACCTCATCCAGCAAGCCGATATGGGGCCGTGGTCCTGACTTGCCTTCGTCGGCACTGATCGGCCTGAAGAACGAATTGGTATTGGGGTAGAACAGGTTCCAGACCTTTTCATCCCGGCCCGACTGCACCAGTCGTGAGCTGAGCTTTTTCGACATGTCGACCATCGACACGGCATCACGAAACAAGATCATCGCCTGATCGCGCTTGGTTGCAGCGGCATAGATCTCAGCGCGCTGCTCACCATCGGATACCAGGCCGTATAGGCCGATCCCGGCTACCAATGGACTCTTGCCGGAACCTTTGCCGGTTTCGATGTAGCCCAGACGGAAACGCCGGAACCCGTCTACCGTCATCCAGCCGAACAAACTGCCGATGACGAAAGCTTGCCACGGGGCCAACAGGAAGGGCATGCCTTCGTAGTCGCCACCGTTGAGGCAAAGCACCTCTTCAAAAAAACCGATGGCTCGGTTGGCCTTGGCCAGATCCCAGATCAGGCCGCGAGACGGACCGTGTTCCAGGTCAAGCAGATGCCGCTTACAGGCGTTTCGGACGTCAGGGCCGGCGACTGTTTCACCGGACAACACCGCAAGAGCGAATGCGCTGATGCGATCTTCAGTTGAAGTACTTGTCTGCAGCGTCTCGTTGGTCATTGGGGAATAGCTCACCTTGCGGCGCCGCCGACGTTTTCAGGTTACGTCGGGACACGGGCGACAGACCGAACTGCGCGCCGGCGGCGTTGGCGCGTTTTTCCGCGTCATTCGCAAGCTGGCGAAGTACATGCATTTGCTGGGCGCCGGTTTTGAAAGTCTGGATTTCGCCGCCCAGGTCATCATCGGAGGCTTTATTGCGCTTCGCGATCAACCGCTGATAGCGGCGCCAATCAGCGGCAGCCTGGCAGTAGGTGGCCAGCGCCATAGCATCCAGCTGCGAAACGATGCCCAACGAAATCAGCGCAGGGACCAGCTGCTCCCACTCAGCGATGGCCTCATCAGACAGCACATCGGGCATGGGCGGTGCGCCGACCGGAACCGACGGCGCCGCGACTTCGGCCAACAGGTCGCTGATATTTTCCCGACCACGATTTCCCTGCAGCAGTTTGAGCGCCGCTGGTTTCCCAGGGCGCCCCGAATTTCCGTTTCCGGCCATAAAAATAACCCCTACCTGTTGATACCCCCCCTCCCTCATTTATCCCGACGTTGCGCACGGAGGGGGGCGAGCGGTCTAGAACGAATCCCGAAAGAAGTTTTTCCCCCCCCCACCCTAGGGAGTGCCATTTTTTGGTGCGTTTTCGCCCCCTGGTCACCGATTCCAGTGATGGCCAGGATCCACGGGGCGACCGTCAGGGTTGCAGCCTGGCACCGTGCCGGTCCGCTCCATCCGCTGCTTGGTCGAGTCGTGACAGAACTTGCAGAGGCTCGCCCAGTTCGCCGGGTTCCAGAACAGCTTCCATGCCGCCTTGAGCCGCACCGGATCGCCACTGTCCTTGGCGTCCTTGAGCTTGGGCGCAATCTTGTGGTCGACGACTGTTGCCGCGACGGGCCGCTGATCAGTCGAACACATCGTGCAGTAAGGGTTCTCCCGCAGATGCCCATCGCGGGACTTCTGCCACTTGTACCCATAACCGCGCTCCGTGCTACTGCCGCGACGTTCATTGTTCTGACTGGACATCGGCGGACGCCTCATTCACACCCAGTCGCTTGGCCACCCATCGTTCGTACAACCCGATCGCCACATCTGCGCCTGCCATCGCTGTCAGGCATCCAATCGCACCAGATGTCCAGATCGACATGCCCGCCGCGTACAGCAGCATGATCGCCGACACCCCGCAGACCACGCAGGCGCCTGAACGAAGAGCCAAACGCCGGATCAACGCCCAACCCCGAGCCCCTTCTTTGTCCGCACGCCACATCTCGCCCGACACACCGCCCACCAGGGCCAGGACGATCACTAACCAGATCGGCATTTCTGCCAGCGCTTGCTGTTCGTTCGTCATTTCCCGGCCTCATAAACGCGAAAACCCGGCGCGAGGGCCGGGTTTGTGGTGAGGTCGCTGGTTGCGTACCTCTTTGAACATGACTGATTTATACCCCTCCAATCCGGTGGCAGCAAGCGTTTGACGCTGCCACCCCGCAATCAACGGCCATCAGCGGCAATCAACGGCCATCAACGGACACGCACCGGCAATCAACGGCAATCAACGGACATATAACGTAACTGGCTACCGCCCCGCAGGGCAGTGACCGACCAGCCCCACACAACTAAAGACAGGTGCGCCATTTGCAGCCCCCAAAAATCAAAGCGCTGACCTACCGTCCTACTATTTCTTACCTTTTCCCCCGTATAGAGAGAGATTAATAAACGCTGCGCGTGATGCGCGTGCGCGTAGGTACGCGCACTACGCGGGGAAATCCCGGAAAAGGTGGGACGGAAGGTCAAACCCCCGATTGGCGCTGCCTGCGCCTGCTCCACCAGCGATAACACCAGTAGGCCAGGCCGGCCAAACAGCATGATCACGCTGCGCGCTCCAGCAACATACCTGCGATCTCCAGATGGGCAGCATGCAAGCGCTCATAGAACTGCGTACGTCCGCATCCACAATGTGCCCACTTCTGACGCTCTGCGCTCTCACGGTTTAGGTATTGCTCGTACACCACCTGCTCCAGCTGCCAAGACAGGTGCTTGTTTACTATCACCTCAATGTCCGCACTCCATGGCAGTAACATCCTCGAACCACCGCGTGTGCCACGAATCAGTTCTCCCTTGCAATCCATCAACTGGCCCAACATGGTGCTAGCAGATCCATTTGCACCTCCACAGCCATGCATATCGAGCGCCCACAACTTCAACATCTCATCCATTTCAGGGATCAAAATGCAGTCTCCTGCCTGGGCTCGACCATCCCGCGCTTCCACTCGGCCGGCTTTATATATTCATAACCACGCACGCCACCAGGGCCGCTACTCCGGCGCCGGCGCGGCCATTTCAACCGATGCATAATCTTGCCGATCCGCATTTGCTCAGGCTTGCCCCAGTGGCTGGGGTCGATATTCAGCGCATGCTGCAACAAGTGCGCGCCCGTCACCGTTTCGCCGAGATGCTTGGCTGCCAGGTAGTGAACCACTGGTTCTTCCCACATATCCGCCTGGAAGCGCTTATCCTGCTCAGCCGCAAACAGTTCGTTCTCTTCACGCTCGGCCCACCAAATATCTCCCGCGCGAAAACAGGCTACCGCCTCGGCCCAGAGTTGATCACGATCGGCCCGCAGGCCATCCAGATCCACCTTCGTACACGTCACCGGCCAATAACGGCGGTTGCCCGTGTCATCCTTCAGGTACTCATCCTGGTTCGTGGTGCCGATAAATACGCTCTGGCGCGGCACACTCAAATGCCGCCGCCCATAGCTCTCCCGATAATGGTCCGTAGCCGATGAAACGAATTGCTTGGCCTTCGTCGTATCGGACTTATTCAGCGCATCCAGCTCCGCCATCTCTATGATCCACTTACCCCGGATCGCCTGATACGCATCCTTACTGCTCATATCAAATGCCGTATCCATAAACCACTTCCCGGCAAGCACACCTGCCGCCGTCGACTTACCCTCACCCTGCAACCCCTCCAGAATGAGCATCACATCCACCTTACAGCCTGGACGGAAAACCCGTGCCACGGCAGACAGCAACCAGCGCTTACCCACCTTGCGCGTGTACTCACTGTCCGCAACGCCCAGCCGATCCTGTAGCCACCTATCAAGTCGCGGTGCACCATCCCACGCCAACCCATCCAGATACTCGCGCACCGGATGAAAGGCATTGTCGTGCGCAACCGAGTTCACCGCCTCAAACACATTCGGCGACTTCACAGACAACCCGTAAACCTCGGCCAGCCACATCATCACCTTGATATCGTCGATATCCTCCCAGTCACCTGCACTGCCGCCAAACGGCGGCGTGCGCGCCTTAATAATTTTCGACGCGAACGAATCCCACGCAATCACCCCGCCCCAGCGCGAGTCATTACCCAGAATCAATCCGACGTTATAAGGGTGCGCCAGAATCCCGCCTTTAGCAGACCGCAGCAGCTTTTCATGCCATCCGGCATCTGTCGCCGGCCTCACCAGCGCCAACACCTGACGGCGTACCGCATCTAAACCCTCAGCACAGTGCAGGTCGTTGAAATCCGTCCAACCAGCCTCACGGTCATTATCGAAGATCGGCAACACCACCTGGCCACCAACGACCACCGCCGCATTCTCCGCCTTCACCTTGCCCGTGTTGAACGGTTTACCCTGCACCTGGGTTTTCCAATCATCATCCGCACAGAACAGCAGCGGGCGACCGGGATAACGCACCCGTAGCCCCTGCGCCACCGGCAACAGATTGCCAGCATCAAAGCACACCGCCACCGTCAGCGCGGTCGCCATATGCAAGCTCGCCCCGGTCGCGTAGCCCTCGCACACCAGAATCACGTCACCAGGCTCAGGCTCAGGGCCGATCAAATGAACTGCCCCCTCTTTCTCCAAGCCCGCCGGCCAATAGGTTTTATTACGCCCCAGTTTGGGCTGCACCTCAGGGAACAACACCTGCAGGCCGATCACCTCTCTGGTTTTCACATTGCGCATCGGTACAAGCGCGCAGCCCGACTTGCGTTTAAAACGCAGGCCGAAACCGACCACACGCTTCGCATCCAGATAAGCGCAGTGGCCCTTTTCCTCCAAATGCTTCCACATACCCGCAGCTCGGCGCGCGGCAGTTCGATGCTTGCGCGCCTCGGCCTCAGCTGCCTTACGCTGGCCCTCCTCGGCCCTCGCCCGCATCACCGCCCGATCCTCAGCGCTCAACCGGCCACCCTTGACCTTAATCTTCTGCCAACTTCCCTTTTCACCCTGGCGCCAGTCACCAAACGCGCCGCAATACAGTGTCTTACCGCCAGTCAGATGCTCATAGATCACATACCAGCCGGTTTTTTCCATAGCCTTGTCGCCGTCGCACTCGCAACGCGTTCGCTTGCCAATCACCAGTGGGGTTTCTGGTTTAAGCCCATAGTCCTGCAACTGGGCCAGCACATCATCGAGAAGTTCGTGATTAGTCATGCCCATACCCCACGCCGGTCTGCCAGTTCCTGGCAGTCAATACAGCGCGTACAGCCGCGATCAAGCATCGCCAACCGCCGAGCCTCAGGGATGACCTCACCGCAAGCTACGCACTCTAGGGCACATTGGCCTGGGTTCGCAGTAGGTCGCGCGGACATAGCAAGTGCAAGGTTGTGGGCGATAACATCATCAGCAACATCTGCATTGTCAGACATAGGACAGATCCTCCGCGTGTTTCTTGCGGAGCACCGCGCGCAACTTGAACACCGCCTGCACCATGCGCTCAGCCAGCAATTCAAACTCAGCCAGCTCGTCATCGTCCAATCTGTCATCGGACAATGAGGTCGATACATGCGTGGCTAACTCCCCCTCACGAGAAAGCAACTCGCCAATGCCGGCCAATAGCGTCTGCGCCGTGTCGGTGTCGCTCAACTCAGAAACGTCGATCCCCACCCAACCGATGGGATGCAACAACGCATCTACGATGCGCGGATCCCGCGTGGCATCCAGCACCAACTCCAGGTCGCCAATGTTTGGCGTGTGACTGGTGTTGGTCAGGCTCAGCTTATGGTTGAGCGTGGTGGCGTTACCGCCGTCGATGGCGGCAATGGCGGTGGCACCGCCAGGGTAATCACGTGCGGCATGGAGGAGCGCTTGCGGTAGGGTCAACAGCGAACGCCGTGCGCGTTCAATGGAATTGAAGGGTTTACGGTTCATGGCAAAACTCCAAAAACTCTGCCAGTGACCGCCACACGTCTGTTTGGTACAGTTGTGCCGTGGTCACTCACAAGTGGTCGCATGCAGTCGGTTGCTCTGTGGTAGGAAGGCCGACTGCACCCCAATGGCAAGGCACACGCTCCGCATGTGCCTTGCTGTTACAGCCTGCAGGCCGTGGTGGGTTAGCAGGCAACCCAAGGCATCCGTGCCTTGGCAGCGCGGTAAAGAGAGGCGGTTTGCATGTGGTTTGCCCGCCTACCTTTATCGCGACCCCGACAGCACTGTGGTGGTGTGTGCCGGGAGGAACTGGGCGGCCTTTCGGTCGCCTTTTTTCTAAGCCGCTCTTACAACGACGCTTTCAGGTGCCGGAAATACTTCCGGCAAGTCTGGCCGCAATTCATGCGGCAAAAGCCCCCACGAAAGTGCTTTTGCAAGCGGACGAACATGGGCAACTGGTACGCCACGATGCCGCCAATTGAAAAAGCGCTGAGGGCTAACCTCACACTCCCGCGCAAGCTGCGACGGACGTTTTCCGGCCTCTCCCGCAACTCGTACGATCAAATCGAACACCTGATCAGGCGTATTCATATGTCACCCAAAGAAAACAAAACGAACAACCGAGGCAAACAATACGTTTGTTATCATTTGGACGCAAGGGTTGTAACATCCTGTTTATGAGCAAACAACCACACCGCCTCAAAGGGCAACGCTTCCGTCAAGCACTGGAGTTCGCCGGAATCACGGGCGCGCAACTCGCACGGATCCTAGATCTGGATAACGACCAGAACAT